CCGCTCCGCGCGCGCGCCGCTGTGGTTTCGTGCGCGCCGTTCGGGTTTTCTGCGCGCTGGTCGCCGTGGTATTGATTCCGCTCCAACACCGTGACTGGCTGAACGTTGGCCTTTGCCCATCGCATCAGCCCCGCAACGAGTTGGTTGAGTAGGACTAAGAAATCAGTGTCGATAGTAGCTGAGGGAACGATCGGTCTTAGGGTTATCGTTCGCCGGATCTTCTTCTGCGGGAGGTTCGAGCGGATCAATTCCCTTAGATTGTAGGTCTGCAATCGCCGCCTCCAATCCGGGATAGGTGCCGTCTTCTATGAGCTGGTTCTGCACGCCTGCCCGGAGTGCTTCTTCGGGCATGATGTTATTCATCACGTAAATGCCGGTGGTCTGAGCCTTCTGATAGGCGATGGCGGCCTTCTCGGTTTCCGTCATCTGCCACATCGGGCGCCACTCGTAATAGGCGTCCTTCGGGATTCGCCCGACTGCATCCAGCCAGAGGATGCGATCCAAAATCTTAAGCTGCGGCTCAATGCTGTCGCGGCGCTTGCCGGCCAAGCTGTCGTAATAGTTGCGAATGTCGCTGTTGCCCGTGGCGTTCAAGCCTCCGGGCGATTGGCTGAGCAATCGGGTCGCCGGAATGTCTGCCGCGCCTGCGACGATGGACAGGAACCGATCAATGAGTTCGGGCATGGATGCAAAGCTCGTCTGCTTGCGGTTCCATGTCTCCTTATCACCCAACAAGAGCATGTTGTTATTGGACTTGAGCATGTTGGCAACGCTGAAGCGCTCAAACAGCTTCTTTTGCCCGGCTTCTTCTGCAACGACGGTATTGAGGTCCGGGATCTGGATGACATCGACCTTCGCCTCATGGATCAGGTCTGCGATCCCCTGTTGGCTGAGAGCCGCGTGATGGATGGCATCATAAGCTGACGCCAGAACGCTATCGCCCCACGTAGTAACGCTACGAGAAGCGTTGGTGTCGAGCCTGCTATTGCCAACGAACCTGAGCACGCGCGACCAGTGAATGTTAACGCTGCTCGTCGGCGTCGAAAGCTGGTAGAACGCGGGCTTGCCGAAGTTCGGGCTGTACGGATCGCGGTCGATGTCACCGGCCGGCAAGTCCTGCTGCGCAAAGGCGGTGAGGTATTTCAGCGAGCCTTGCGAGATCGAAAGCGGATTGAGCGGCTTTTCGGGATTGGACGTGTCAGCTCCAATCACGATGGCAGAACCGCCGAATAGCCGGGCATAGAGCGAGGCTTGCGACAGCGTTTCTTGAACCTGCCAGCGTTCCTCAGATGCCTCTATAGCTTCGATTAGGGCAGGTTCCGCCTGCCACTCGCGCCACTCTCGGAGCATGTCGGACACGGGGATATCAACGATCTTGCGAGAGAGCCAGTCCCCCCGGTACATGGCCCAGAGCTGTTCTGCCGTGATCTCCCGGAAAATGAACTTGTCATTCGACAGCTTCGCCTTGGAAGTGCCGAGTTGGGCTACCAGATTGGTCAGCGAGTCGAGAAATGTGAATTTCATCGGCTAGACCCAATCCTCATAAGGCAGCGCTCCGGCCGGAGCCGGGAAGTAATTCATGACGATGGACTCCGCGATGTTTGGTGATCGCGTGCCCTCCGGCTTCTTATTGACGATGATCTGCATTCGCGAGTTTTTGTCTCGCGTGGCTTGGCACAGTTCCTTCTCAATCTTGAGGATCACGGGCTTGCCGAGATCCTTCGATGAGAAGCTGATCAGATCGGAAGGATCGTATTTGATCCCTTCAGTCACGGCGCGATAGGTGCGTTCACAGCGGAGTGCGAGGCTCCACCACGCTTGTGCTTTGAAGTTGCCGAAGAAATCCTTATTCGTTGGCGAGTTGCGGTCGCCTTTGATTAGGTGCTCATCGGGATCGAGAACGGCAGCACCGGCATTCCACGGCACCAGCCTGATCCCTTTCGGCATCCTGCCTTCGGCCTTGAGGCGGTTGCTCTCAGCCTTCACGCCCGCGCCGACACCGACGCTATCGTATTGCAGATAGATCGTACCGAGTCCGTCACATTCCGCAATCGCGGTGCGCGCCGTCTGGCCCGTATCGCCTTCGCCCCAGTCGCGGGCGTATTTCAGAACAACGCCCTTGCGCTTGGTTAGCGCGTTGAGGTCACCGCCCTCATCAGCTACGTCGAGAGCCGCCGACCAGCGGCCGGAATCATCGAACCCGAGCTTTTCATCGGCATCGACGCAAGCCCGAACCCATTCGGCCTTGATGATGACGCCTTCGACCGCCGCAGCGTAGTTGCGGTCAACCTCTTGCGCGAAGACGTGTAGAAGCC